TCCTCATCAAATCAATGATGCTTGGATCAGTCACATTGCTTATCTACTAGACATCATGGTTGATATTCCAGTGTTTATCCATCACGAAAGATATGATCTCACTGGATTAAATCACGATGAAACTTATAAAAATCGTCCCATGTTGGAGGGCAATCATCATGATCCCCGTGATTTCAATCATCAAAATTGGAGGAAAATTCGATTACGAGATGCCACCAAGATCTGTAGTTATATTGAGAAAAAAGAAAATCGAATTTGTGATTGGTTTAGAGATGGCTGTGCTGGCAAATCTGATATATGGGCAAAGATGTATGCTGCAGATGTCAAAAACCGTTTGGCAAAGATTGTGAGTGATCAATGAATGCACTCGAACAAAAAACAATTCAATATTGGGATAATCAACCCTGCAACAGTCAACACAGTCAAGCTGATCCCAATACTGAACAATACTGGAATGAGATCACTCAGCGTAGATATCATGTTGAACCTCATATACATGATCTAGCCAACTTTCATATTTGGCAAGGTCGTAGAGTATTGGAAATTGGTTGTGGTATTGGCACCGATGCTGAACAATTTGTTCGTCATGGTGCTGAATATGTGGGCATTGATATCAGTCAAAACAGTATAGATCTTTGTAAAAAAAGATTCTCTGTGCAAAATTTATCCGGAGAATTTTATTGTCGAGATTCCACAGATCTAGATCAAATTAAAAATCTTAGAGAATTTGATTTGATCTACAGCATGGGAGTCATACATCATAGTCCTAGTCCACAAAAAATAATAGAAAATGCCTATAATTTGTTGAAACCCTGGGGAGAATTTAGATTTTTGGTCTATGCTCAACATAGTTGGAAATCGGCTATGATTCAAGCCGGATTGGACCAATTTGAAGCCCAAGCCGGATGTCCCTATGCCGAAACCTACGATGAGGACAAAATACATTGGTTGGTCACTGGTTTTTTTGATATAATTGACATTAGACAAGATCATTGTTTCATGTATAATGTAGAACACTACCGCCAAGGACAATATGTATTAGAACCCTGGTTTGCAGCTATGCCGGAATCCATAAAAACAGCTATACGTCGACATCTGGGTTGGCATCTTTGTGTCAAGGCCATTAAAAAATCATGAACAATCAAGACAACGAAATTCTAGCTATTCTTCAAGAAGAATGTGCCGAAGTAATACAGGCCATTAGTAAAATCAACCGATTTGGATTTACTGGACTAAACCCTCGAGATCACCGCAGTAATCAACAGCATCTCGAAGAAGAACTGGGTGATTTAGTCTGTATGGTTCAATTATTGATCGAAAACAAAATTGTCGAGTCTCGAAATGTCGACACTGCAGCTCTAAATAAACGAGCAAAATTAAAACAGTGGTCAAATATTTTTAACTGAAAGCAATTCTATGTCAAAATTTCACTATACAGAAAAATTTTATTCAAATCAAGGAGAAGCTCGTTATATGGGAGTGCCCAGTGTGTTCCTCCGTATGTTTGGCTGTAATTTTCGCTGTCGAAACTTTAATCGTTACCAAGAACATATTTTAGATCGATCGGTCACACACAATCCCGAAGTAGTGGAAATCATCCGCAATATTGATCAATATCAAAATTTCAAAGATCTACCATTGGTATCTACTGGATGTGACAGCTATAGTTCTATCTATCCAGAATTTAAAAAGTTTGTTGTCAAAGCCAGTGCAGCAGAGCTGGCACAATCTCTAGTAGATCTACTGCCTTATCGACAGTGGAGAGATGAACATCTAGTTATCACCGGTGGAGAACCACTGTTGGGGTGGCAACGTGCTTATCCAGAATTGCTAGATCATCCATTGATGCAATCTCTAAGAGAATTGACATTTGAGACCAATGGAACTCAACCCCTCACTGATGATTTTCGTCAATATCTACAAGGTTGGAATCAAAGACAATTCCCACACGGTCCGGGCGGGGAGATCACGTTTAGTGTCAGTCCCAAACTCATGGCCAGCGGAGAATTACGCAGTGAGGCCATATGTCCAGATGTGGTAGTCGATTATGAATCTGTGGGTTATACTTATTTGAAATTTGTGGTAGACAGCCAACAGGACATTGAAGAAATTCAACACACAATTGATCTTTATCGCAATGCAGGGTTTCGTGGCCCGGTATATCTAATGCCAGTGGGAGGAGTTGACGAAGTCTATTATCAACATAATCGAGCAGTGGCTGAATTGGCGTTGAAATTGGGTTTGAGATATAGTGCTCGTTTGCAAATTGATTTGTTTAAAAATGCTTGGGGAACTTGATGAAATCTTTTGTTATTACCAAACAACAATTTCTTAAACTACAAGAAATTTTTAAAAAATATGATCCCGAGAATTTGATGTTGATCTACGATCATAGTTCAGGAATAGGACCCACAATCACTGCCGAATTTGAATCTAAATCACGTATCAAAGTTGATATCACCGATATAGAAAGTTGGTAGACATGTGGAATTGGTTAAAAAAATTTAATAAAAAGTCTCAAACTCAAACTGAGTCTATACATACTCAAAAACAATTGGCCACAGAGCGTGGAGAACCCTATATCAAAATTGTGAGTTTTGAAATTGATATTGACAATCCTCACCAGGGCAGTTTTGAACTGGATTGGAATGACAAATTTGTTGCCAATTTGATTCGAGCAGGATATCAAATCAAAAAGGATGACACCGACACTGAAATAGTTGATCGTTGGTTTCAAACTATTTGTCGACATGTGGTCATGGAGACTTGGGAACAAGAACAAGCTATTAATTCCAATAATTATACCAAAGTGCGAGATATTGGCAACGGTAGGTCAGAAATCAGTTGAAAAAACAATTTTTTTATCAAGGATCTCAACAAGAAATAGTCACTAAACTGAGAAATCTTAGAACACAATGGGGAATGCCTGGACGACAATCGTGGCAATTTACAGGTAATTATAGAAAAATCGTCATTGAAGTTCAGGATCCCAAAATGGAGGTTTGGTTGATTTTGAGTGATTTTAAACAATTTTAAGTTGACAAAAAAACATTAATATGGTATAATCTATTACCATAATCAACATTTTTTATCATGCGATATCTCATTATTGATACAGCAAACACTTTTTTTCGAGCTCGACATACTGCATTTCGTGCCACAGACGAACAAGAAAAAATAGAATATGCACTACATGTGACATTGAGTTCTATTAATCGAGTATATCGACAATACCCTGCTGATCATGTAGTATTCGCATTGGAAGGTCGTAGTTGGCGTAAAGATCATTATGAACCATATAAGAAGAATCGTGCTGTGACTCGTGCAGCACAAACAGCAACACAACAAAAAGAAGATCAATTATTTTGGGATACCTATGACCGATTTGTGGAATATCTTACTCAACAAACTAATTGTTCTGTGATCAGACACCCCAATGCCGAAGCTGATGACATCATTGCAAGATGGATTTCATTGCATCCCAATGATGAACACATTATCATCAGCAGTGACACTGATTTTGTTCAACTATTAACACCCAATGTTCGACAGTATAATGGCATTGCCGATGAACTTTTGACTGTTGAGGGAATTTTCAATTCACGTGGACAATTATGTCGAGATCGGCGAACTCAACAACCCAAACAAATTCCCGACCCTGAATGGTTGTTGTTTGAAAAATGTATGCGTGGTGATCCCACAGACAATGTGTTTTCGGCTTTTCCCAATGTTCGACTAAAAAGCAGTAAAAACAAAATTGGTCTTTTAGAAGCATTTCAAGACCGTCATCAACGTGGATTTGCCTGGAATAATCTCATGCTACAGAGATGGGTAGATCATCTGGGTGTCGAGCATCGTGTATTAGATGATTATCATCGTAATCGAACATTGATTGATCTAACAGCACAACCTCAACCTATTAAACAAGCCATTGATGAAGCTATACAACAACAAATTCGAACACAAGACATTGGACAAGTTGGATTGAGATTCATCAAATTTTGTGGCAAATATGAGTTAATTAAACTCAGCGAATCTTCTGATCAATTCAGTAGATGGTTAAATCAAAAATATCAAGGAGTGCTCAGTGATAGTAGCGAAACCTGTATTGAAAAATGAATTTTGGATTCTACAAAAAAATCAAGAAAAAATTGGTAATATAGAACTGTCTAGCCATGGATATGCAGTTACTATCGGTGGACAAAAGTTCACAGTGAAAAACATTCAATCTATTAGAAAAAACAATGTAGTTTTTGAAAAAATCAATTTTAAAAAATCTCAAGTTTTCAATCAAGTCTATGGATATAATACTGGCTGTCCGGCATATAATCCAGTGTGGGATCTAAAGAAAAAGATTCCCCTTTTTACCAAAAGAAAAAAAAGTCGTTGTTGGTTTGCAGCAGGGTGGTATCGAGTTCGAATTCGTAATCAATGGTGTGTTTTACAAAATCCCAAACTGATAGTAGTTAATCGTCACGAATTTCTTGGCCCATTCTCTAACTCACAATCAGCATCAAATATGGAAATTTGTCAATCAAAGGAAAATCATGTCTAATGCATTTCGTGATCAAGAAAAATTCATGCGAGCTTGCGATCAAACTGTCGACGAATTCAATAGTCAACAATTTACACTTTATCTCAATCTCATCAAAGAAGAATATCAAGAATTATTTCAAGCTAATCAAGACAACAACAGACTGGAAATGTTGGATGCACTGATTGACATACTTGTAGTCACTATTGGCGCTATACACAGTATGGGTGCAGACGCAGAAGGTGCGTGGAAAGAAGTCATGCGTACAAATTTTGCCAAAATCGACCGTGAGACCGGCAAGGTTCGTAAACGCGAAGATGGCAAGGTGCTTAAACCCATGGGGTGGCAATCACCTCAATTAACATTATTTCTCAATAAAGTATCAAAATGAGTTTACATATCAATAAATTTGTGGATCAACTCGCTGCACAAGAATCTCGTGGTCGTCAAGATTTTGTGATTCCCATGAAAGATGCTAAAAATCTTTTACTTGATATCACTCGATTACTATCTCGATTGGAAGAAAATTCACATAAGAAATCTCCTGAATCCACTATTACTGTAGATCTAACAGGCGGGAATTTTCGATAAATAAACTGAATACATAATTCAAGGAGAAACTTGTGAGTAGGCCCAAACCCAAAATCATTGCAGAACTTACTAACCGTAATACTTACCGTAGTGACCAAGTATTGGCCAGTGAGGGTATTTGGGCAGTATTTTACAATGAACAACCCATAAATTTAAAAACCTGTAATTTATTGACCAGTGTGCCGGGTCCCAAATATAAAAAAGTCAGCTTCAGCAACAAAGGTCATGCCATAAATCTTGCTCGAAAGTTAAATACACAATTCAAAACTGACAAATTTTCAGTGGTATTGTTAAAGGCTGGGCAAAAAATTTATCCCAATGACTAAAGATCAGTATAGTGAATATATTCAACAACAATTAATATCACAAGGTTTTGTAATTCACGAATTTCGCAATTACACCACTGGACTTTGGATGAACCCCAATCCCCAAAGTTTTAGATTAAGTCAAATTGGTTTTAGATTATTTCAACAAATCAGTAATCTCACTCATCATTGTATAAATTTTGATATCGATCTAAAATATCATCAAGTATTACTATTGGATCGGAAACTTTCGGATCCTTTTTTCTATACAGCCAAAAAAAATACTCCATTGGAGTTGCATGTTTTTGGTGACAGTGGCATGGTTTTATGGTTGAAATTGTATAACGATATAGATAAATTTCTTGAAAATTATTGTCCCAATAAAGGTTGACATCAATTGACAGTTGTAATATAATTACAACATGAGAAAAAAACGCAGCGATCGAACTCATATCATCTACATGTTGGCATGTGGTGAAGAGTTTTATATTGGTGTTACTGCAAAAACACAATCCACTGTGAATCGCAGTGTTCAGGTTCGATGGAATAAACATATCTATCGTGCCCGTTGCGAAAATCGAGATTGGCGATTGTATCAAGCTATTCGAGATCACGGTGCCAGTGCGTTTGTCGTTAACATAGTGGAAATTGTTCGCGGAAAAATTCATGCTCATCAACTTGAACGTGAATTGATCAAACAATATCACCCTTCACTGAATACTGATATTCGTATTGCCAAGCAAAAAATCTCATAATGATCTATATTAGATAAATAACTAATACTTCTGAGGAAAATCTATGAAAAAAACTCTTATCGGTCTTGCTCTATTATCAACCATTGGTTCTGCTTCGGCATTGGATTTTGGCGTTGGTTACAGCCGTGACATCAGCAATGATGTCAATGGTGTGGGAATCAGCGTTGGCGAATCCTGGAAAAATTTCAGTCTGACTGCATCGGCTGAACGTTTTGATGTGGCTGGTGGTAATCATGATCAAGTATCATTGATCGGTGGTTATCAACTAATCAAAGTGGCCGGAGTGGCCATTGAGGGACAATTTGGTGCCAGCTATATCACCAGCGACGTGGCCAAAGATGGACTGATCGGTGTAGTTGGGCTAGGTGCCAGTATGCCACTTTATCGTAATATTTCTGTCACATCTAATGTTCGTCGAAACATCGGCAGCGGGGACATGAAAGTGCATGATGGCACTACCGCAGGACTAGGACTAAAATATTCATTTTAAATACTAGACCTTAAAAAATAAAATAGGTCCTTTGGGACCTATTTTTTTTAATATTATAAATATATGTGCTATGATATTACAAGAATTAATCGGATCTCAGGACATCAACGAAATACGGATGGATCCCAGCAGTTTGGCCAGGGCCACAAAGGACATAGATGCTCGTGTGGGTATAGAGTTTGAAATGGTGGTGCCTGGCAGTGGTGGCGGAGACGATTTTGAACCTGAACCTGATTATGATTATGATCGTCGTCCCAGGAATCTCGGCGATGTTTTGGATTTTTTCAATGACGGTGACTATAACAGTCGACGTGAAATAGCACGACTAGAACGAGATCTGACAGAAGCCTATTCAGAAGATACAATTGGAAAATTTGACCAAGCATGGGGGACTAATGGTATCTCTCTTATATCGGATTGGTTGGCCAACAATGTCAAACCCGAAGATATTATGAGTATTTTGGGACTAGAAGACCAAGATCTTGATGTTATTACTAGAGAACAATTGAACCAAGCTGCTGAACGAGTATGGGAGATCGAGCAAGAACCCTACTACGAACAAGCTCGAGACCAAGCTCAAGAAGAATATTTCGAAGACAGCGACATCGACAGTTGGGTCCGTAGTGAATATAGGAACATGAGTGATATCAGTGATAGTTTTACTATATCATGGCCTTTTTGGACACAATACGATCCCGATGAGGATGACTCTAGACAAATGATAGCAGATGAATTTAGTGGAGCAGTTGGCAAGCCAGTAAATGTAAGTCAAAGCTACCGTGGTGCAAGACGAGAACCCGACAAATATTCTGTGGAACCTGACGGCAGCATTGACGCAGACGACGGT